TCCCGCATAGCAGAATAATATGAGTAGTGGCTGGCATGACGAGAAAGCTCTACATCCATGTTCGTTCTATCAATCTTCGTGATACTATCACAGATCTCGTTATAAGTTTCCATATCTAGGTTATCAACAACCTGATTAATATCTAATCTATTCATTTAAATTTAATAGCTCCTTAGCTAGTTCTGGATTTAATCGAGCAAACATTATCATCGCTCGGGACATTGTTATAGTAAGCTTTTCATTGGTAGTGCTAATAGATTCCTCAGATTCTTCATCGCCCCCACCTAACCCACAGAATTCAAGAAGCATATGACAGATTTCATGAAGCAAAGTTTCTCTAGCAGGAGCATCTTCCATCTTCTTTTCTAGCTGTATTTCATACGTATCAAAATTACAGAGCCCCCAACAGTTAATTGCTTTAGTATGCAGCCCAGGTGTGATCTTTATAGAAAAATCAGCCCACCCACCATTTACTGTCTGAAACTTGGGGTTCCCAGCAATTGTATCAAAGATGTGCCTACTCTCCGTCATTGTCGTAAGGATCCAACTCATTCATAGTAAGAGTATTGTAGTCTACAGACATGGGAACAACAAACCTCTGCTTGCCATTCCTGGACTTCATCACATAACATCTCATTTGACCATCATCAAACTCTTCCTCAGTTTGATTGAGAGAGATTGCAAAATCACAAGTCCTAATCTTACCGTATGCGTCTGCAAGTTCTGAATCCGTAATTAATTTAACTGATCGTCCTTGTCTATTGGTTTGAGTAGCGGTCCAAAGCAACACATTTGTTTCCACCGCTAAACCCCTAAGCTCCTCGGAGATTCGCTGCTGTGCTTGATATTCAGCTAACCCCTCCCTAGTGGAACGAAGAAGCTCTAGATAATCAACTAGAATAACATCAGGAATGAAATCCTCATAGTTATGAAGTTGCACCAATAGCGATCTTATATCGTTGATATTGGCAAGACCTGTGGGAAACTCTTTAATAACTAACTGACCCTCTGGAAACTTATCATTAAAAATACCAAGCCTCTTTTGTAAAAGACTCAAACTATTCTTAAGTTTCTTCTGCCCTATGAGCGTCATTACTGAATCAAACCTAGCAGCAATCTTATCTTCGCTCATTTCCAAACTAATGTAGAGTACCTTTTTGTTCTGCATAAGGGCATGGACCCCCTGGTTAACTAAGTATAAACTTTTGCCAACACCAGGGGGTGCCACCACCATCGCAAGCTCCTTCGGGCTGAGTCCTCCATCTAATTCTTTGGTAAGAGTATCTAATACTAGAGGGAAGCGATTCGTTGCATTATCTTTAAGACTTCTCTCAAACCTCTCTAGCACTCCCTTGAAGTAAGATTGTCCGAGATCAACATTCCTGTTAATAGACAAGGCATCTCTAACCAGAACCTCAATCTCTCCCATCTTATCATCCTTAAGCAAACCAATACTATTAGTGATAGCATCCTTCATCGCTGCTCGTTGGGCAAACTTCTCAATAAGGTCTAAGAAGAACTCAGTATGTCCTATGCAGGACGCATCCATGCTGTTAATCCTATGGATCTCATCATCGTAGTCCGAGAGATCCTCTTTGGCTCCTTTGTATTCCTTGATGCACTCCAACAAATGAAGATCCTTAGGAATATCATGGTAGTCCTCGTAATACTTCCTAATAGCAAGAAAGAAGTTGGAATGAATGGGGTACTCAAAGTACTCAGGTTTCACCATAGAACAAATCTGAAGATAAAAATCCCTACTGTACTTAGAGAGAAAGATTATCCCTCTCTGGATGTTGTCACTAAAATCGTATTTCATTATTGAGGTTTTCTTTGAAGTGTTTCTCCGATATCTACGCCTATATCATTATACACCGCCCTGGTCATTTTCGTTGCTTTTTCCCTAGCTTCTGATGCCTCCTTGTCAGTTCTTTTGGTGAGAATGCCCTTCTCCAGTCCTTCCTCAATTTTTGGGACCATTCTAGAATAATGCTTCCAGCCTGTATCCATAGCTCTCTTTGAAGCTGCCATACCCTCATCATAAAACTCATGAGCAGCATCCTTATCTAACCCATTTACATAATATTTTCTAGCTCTTACTCTATTCGTATGGCAATCCCCCTTCATCTTAAAAGTGGTAACTGATCCCCAATTTCTATCTCGCAATTCTCCACATTCAGGACACTCGGTTTGCTTGGGGGCTTTGCCTAACGGATGGTCCTCTTCCCAAACAGCTTTACAATCATTACAAATCCAATCGTAATAGGTCATTTTCCTTTACCTTTTTTGCTCTTGCTTGTGCTTATTAGGTCACTACTAAAGTCCATAAACTCTCTGTCTCCCATCCCTTGGTAGTGTTTTTTCATCCTTTGATCCAGTTGTGTTCTGAGAGTAGCAGCTTCGGGAGTTCCTACGGCTTTCTTAATTGCTGATATAAGTCCTTTTACTTCACTATGGTAATCACTTTTATCATTTTCTATTAAAAGGCTGTAAATTCTTTCGTAGGAGTTCATTTCGTTAGGTAATCCTTATATAACTCATGGGGTTAACCACTTTATAAGTCCTATAAAAGCAGCCGACCCCAACACCACATAAAAAAGGCACAAGAAGATTAGATTAGCAGTTACCTCATCCTTCCTTTTAAAAGGTTTACGGGGAGGCCCACCACTAAATTGATTTCCTTTAGGCATTTATCTATTGTGATGTGATGGAACTCTAGCCCTTGATATGAATGGTTCTCGATTAGGATCAGTATAATATGCGGCAGGGTCAAATGGCCTAGCACTTCGCTTTATTTCTGCCCTGGTTTTAATGGGGTGTTTCAAGGGGATAGCTGGTAAGGGCTCCCCCGTGCGCGGGTCTTTTCTTACTTCTATGGGAACAGTCCCGCCATGAGGGTTGACGGTCATCCTGCGTTGTCCCCTATGACTATATGATGCAGGGTTAGTTCTATCTCTTGCACCTAAACCTCCCATGAAGGACAAAAATCGAGAAAAAAGAGGATCATTTTTTCGTACAGTACGACCAAACTGATCAATTCGTGTCCCAGGAGGAGCATCTGGTCTAGGAGCGGTTTGTCGTTGTACTGGATCTAAAGAAGCACCATGAGCAGTAGTTGTCTTAGGATCTGCTGGAAGAGTTAACCTTGTTCCTCCTTGGAAGGCTTTATGAAGTGCATCATTTTCGGGGCGGGGGACTGGTTTAGGTTCTTCGGGCTTGTCACCACCTGCGACCCACGAAGGATCCTCTTGTGGTTTACGACTTGCTATACGACTTTTTATACGACTTTTTATTGCTTTGCCAATGATCTTCCGCTTGCTAAAAAGATCCCCTGCTGCACCACCAAGAGCCGCGCCAGCAACAGCACCAGCGGGTTCACCTGTGCCTACGAGGCCAGCGAAAGTGCCAAGGCCCGTTCCAACCGCCCTACTCCCCCATTTCCCAAAATCAGCCTTAGAGCGAAGCTTCGCTGCAAGTCGTTGTCGTAAGGTTGGTTTAGGCGGGGGTCCACCGAGGTTACTTGGCTCTAAAAGATCCAATTTAGGAATAACGGGTTTAGGCTTTGTAGCTTCTTCAATAATTTTTATTTGCCAACTATGATCCACAATCTCCTCCTGCAAGGGAACAAGCCTCACCTACTGCTACAGCTTCAAGCTTTTTCTTTCCCATATATATAGCAATGTTCTCTTGAGTAAAAGGAATTGCTTCTAAAGGCTCGTTTCCTTTAGATCCAGCCCTATAAACTGTAAGACCCTTGAGGTAGGGCGCGTAATCCAAGGCTGCTTGAGAAAACTCATCAGCTTCTGAGTTAGCGGGGAGGTTGATTGTTTTGGAGATACATGAATCCATGTACTTTTGGATCGTAGCTTGTACCCTAATATGATCTTCGGGGGCCACATCATACGCTCCGACGAAATTCTCCAACGATCTATCTTCTTCATACCATTCTTTGAATAAGGGGTCAACAACTAATTGTTCCTTCCAGATGCTGGCGTGTCGATATCTTCTGTTATACATTGCGGCGAAGATGGGCTCAATACCGCTACTAACACCGTGTAGCATACTAATAGTACCACAAGGGGGTATAGTGAGTAATACAGCATTTCTGACACCGTATCTTTTGATAAGCATTCTAATTCGTGCGGGGAGCGTTTTCGCATATTCTTCCTTTAAGTATTTTTTGTAATCAAATTCGGGGAAGGGACTCTTATCCCGTGCAAGGTAAATTGATTGTTTATATGCCTCATCTCTAATAGTAGTAAAAAGGCGATCTAAAAACTCTAAACACTTTTCATTACCATATTTTATCCCCAACTTAATAAGCATATAGTGTAAACCAGTTACCCCCAACCCAATTCTACGAGATCTCTCTCCGACCATTTTACAAGTGTCGGTAGGAAACTTATTTACAGTAAGAACATTATCTAGAAACCGAACACCTGTACGTACTGTCCTAGCCAATCTTTTCCAATCAACATCAGAGCCATCATCACACACCATGTTAGAGAGATTAATATTACCAAGGCAGCAATTTCCATAGGATGGAAGTGAAATTTCACCACAAGGATTCGTTGAATCCAGGCTTTCAAAATACGATACATTAGTATATCTATTAGCTAGGTCTATGTTATAAATGCCTGGATCACCAGATTCTACGGAATTTTTCCATATCATATCCCATAACTCTTTAGCTTTAATGTCTTTACGTCCAGCACATTCAAATGAATCTTCCCAATTTTTTTTATAAAAACTTTCAGCACGGGCGATAGCGTCTTCTTCATCCTGGGCAATAACACTAATATTATTTTCCCCATTACGAATTAAATGATAAGAATGATACTCCTTATTGTTAAATGTGAAGTACCAGTCTTCATCTAATTCAATCGCCTCAAGGAACCTATCGGTAATAGCAACCGATATATTAAAGTTATTAAGCTCACCTTGGTCTAACTTAACAGACAAGAATTCCAAGAGGTCTGGGTGGGTAACATTAAGAATACCCATAAGAGCGGTTCTCCGATTCTTTCCTGCTCTAACGTGTTCCCCTACCTCATTAATCATCTTAAGTACAGATACAGAGCCAGGGGCAGAGTTAAGAACGCTGCCAATATGATCTCCTTTGGGTCGTATCTTTGAAACATTAAAACCCACACCGCCCCCAGCACAAGATATTCTATACATGTCCTGTACTGTCTTACCGATAGAATCAACCGAATCCTCTGGAATAATAACATAACAATTAAGGAGATTATG